GACACGCACATTGTATTATTAAAAAATTGTCTTGCCGTCCATCCACCATTTGCCGTTTGTTGTACCCATGACGGCCCGGTTGCCAGAGTGATCGCAACCAGTTTCCCGGAGATGTCCGGCACGACGATCACCCGGTCACCCGCTGCAATAGTATTCAGTTTCACCGCAACCAGTTTCCCGGAGATGCCCGGCACGACGATCACCCGGTCACCCGCTGCAATAGTACCAAGGGGCACCGCAGCACTCTTCCCGGAATCCAGCGGGATGACCAATATCCTGTCTCCGGCTGTCGTCATGTCGATTTATCCCCGATTGTCATAATATTCCCCCGGTCGTCCTGAAACTGGATCGTCCCATCTCCATTAATTCCCAATATCGTACCGCTCATATTCTTTGTTTCCATATCAAGAACATTCTTTACAACCGCACGCATGGCCGATATCGACCCGGTAAACACCCGGTTAAGTTTCAGGTGAGCGGTGAAATTAGTGTTATTCACGATTTGGATTGTTGTCAGGTTGCTGCCTTTCGGTGCATAGTTATGCTGGATGAAAATGATACGATAATCCCCGTCCGGTAACTGGTAATTGGTACTATACCCACTAAAATTCAATTTCTGTAAGAGTTGTAAATCTGATCGGGCTTTCAGGTTCACCGTCCAGGTCTCAACATTAGAAGAGTAATAATTATAGACATCGTTTGCACGGGTGTCGCAGTCCGCCTGCGTTGCGATATCCTTATTGATTTCATAATATTCAATTGGCTTCTCATCGCCGGATGCAGCACCCGCCGTCTCTTTAACAGAAGTGTACCAGACATTACTTGTAAGACCTTGGCACCGGATAGTAACCCGATTATACCTTTCCTCTCCTTTCCGGTCGAGGGAGATATCAATAACCGTTCCGTCAGTAGAGGCAACGAAATTAAAGACACTTGGCAGATCCAGACCAACAGAAACATTATCGATATCGGCCTCTGGTATGAAATATGCGGCCGGACGGTAGAGGCCGCCCCCGAGACTGCGCCATTTCACCATGAAGATATAACTGCAGTATTCCGCGACCTCTTCAATTGCGGAAAGTTTGGTTTGTGTCTCCTGGAAAATGAATTCAACGGCAGGTAATGCAGCATCCCACGCGGCGACGGGGGTGATCCTGTAAGGTTCAATCCCGGTCACCTTCGCCCAATTGTCACCACCGAGGACATTCCGTACCCATGTTGCAGGATAGATGACTACGGGCGTGCCGGTAACATTCATGGTGTACCCATCGGCGTTGGCAATTTTAACGCCATTAACATCCAGTCCTTCGTTGTCGGTGAAGAATGGTTCGGTGGTATGTCCAACGCCGACAACATCACAAAGGATCAGATACCCGCGTCCGAGATATCCGCTAAAATGGTTCTCAAAGACTTTGGCAATATCCCCGCTACCGGTAACACCCCCGGAAGTTGTCCCGATAACCATATCCCCGGGGTGGAAATTCAGGAACGGATCGGTGCAATAATCGTAATTCAGCCAGTATTTCTGGTAATTTGTCTGGAATGTCGGTGTCCGTAATGCAAGCAGATCGTCGCTTAAATATTGTTTTGACAGGTAAAAACCATAATCTACCGCCGTGAACGTATCCTTAAAATCCGCTGGTCTGTATTGTGAGCGGGATGAAGGGAAAAACCCGCAGAAGACGACGTTTTGCGTGCCGGTATAATCCGGGATCTTGAATACCGTGTGAGTGAAGTAATGGGATGGGATCGCGGCAATAGAATTTTTATCGAACTGGAAGGAGGCAGAATACATCTTATCGGTCAGAGAGCGGGAGACCGATGCCGATATGATCAGGGTTTCGATGGCATCCAGGACAATCTGTGCCGAAGCGGACGGTTCAAAATAGGTATCTATGTTGACCGTTGCCATTGAGAGAGAGACCCCGGATGCAGCACCCGCAAACGTCCCGGAGTTATCAGCTCCCCGTGTCGCAAGGGTGTAATAACCGCCTTGTACAGCGGACGCTGTTTCTGAAAGGTCAACGTTTGCGGTTGTCATGGTATAATCTGTCATCGCAGATTACCCCGTCAGCAGGTCATTGTCAGTGTGCACGTCAGTTTATCCCCGGAAATTACGGCCTTTGAACTGGAATAGAGGTGCCGTATTGCCAACGCTCCAGACGATGCCGCGTCTAATAATCCAATCTCGGTAACTGTGAAACCGGATGAAAATGTCCATTGATATGTCCATGTCACCACGTTACTGCTTGAATTTGTAGGGGTAACGGCAGCTCTTGCACCCCCACCCGTGGTTATCTCCGTTGTAAGCGTGGTGTTTCCCGCCGCTTCTGCTCCGGATCCTGTACCGATTGCCAGATACCACGATGCTGCCCGGACGACTGCCGCCGCAACACCGACATGGCCTGTTGTTGGAATAATTGCCATTTAACCTTCCTCTTCCTGTGCCTTTGCTTTCATCTCTTCAATCTGTGCCGGGGTAACAAACCCTAATTCACACGCTTTCTCTGCGGTGAATGTCACGATCTCTTCCGATTTGATATGCCCGTCTTTATCAGTATGAACGGTCTTTAAAGTGAATACCGGGTTAAACCCCGTGCCGATCATATGGTTTCCCTCACAAAACTGATAGTAAACGACCAGACCCCGAGGTTAGAATCCGTGACCTCCGCGTTACTTAAATTCTCAATATAACAGTTTGTGTAGGTGATACCGTTCAGTACCAGCGTTCCTTTCGTGCCCCCAATGGTCTGAACGCTGGTCTTCCCGGACAACATCGTGGTTTTGGTAATATACCCGGTCTTGGCTGCGAGTGCGGTATAATCAGTATAGGTTTCCGTCCGGCACTCAATTTCACATTCATATGCATACGCCCCCGCAGTACCGATCATCATCTCACGGAGGATATGGCGGCTGGGAACGGTCGTGCTGTCAAACGTGCAGGATACCATTACGGGCTCACCCCGTTTCGCAGGAGTTGACTACTAAGGTAGTTCTCGAACGATTTGTCGCCGTTAAGGTAGATATCCCCGGTGATGGTAATACCTGACAATCCTTTCTTTGCCTGTGCTTCAGTGTATTGCGGTGGTCCTTTAACGGTTTCCAATGCGGCCCCGCCTTTTATGGCGTTATACGAAGTTGCAGCGGATACAACCTCGGAAACATCGGTATCTAGGTTCCCCGTAATTGATCGTCGTTGCCGGATAAAGTTTGTAGTGATTGACCGCTGAGAGGAGATATCCCGACCGGCTGACATGATATCTTCTGCATAATCGTGTTCCAGATTATACAGGTCTTTTTTCTCGTCAGCAACTTTCTTGATCTCATTCTCGTAAGATTTATATAACGATATGAGTTCAGTTACCCGTTCATTTTCCGTTGACCCGGCAATAATCTCAATATCTGCCAGATGGTTCTTTAAGATCTGAACATTTGCAGCGGCCTTATCCAGCTTCTCCTGGCTGCCCGACACCATTGCTGTATTGTAATCCTTTTGGGCTGCCGTCAGTTCGGCCTGGGTCTGGAGGAGTTCAATCTGTACGTCAGTGAGACCCGTGTATTTATCAATTAATGGTGTTAAATCCTGCGCTACTGCGGGTAGCGTTCCGGATCCCTCTCTACCACCGGCTCCACTGGGAGAACCGTATAAGGACTGATATAAATTGGAATACATCTTCTGGTTCGTTTTTTCCTTGTTCCCCCACTGGTTTTCACTGAATGCAAGAACTTTGCCCGAGTAAATGGTAACGGAATTTATGAGTTTATCCCAACCGACTTTTGCCTCCGCAAGGTTGTTCAGCTCTTCTTGTGACATGATAGGTGCTTTTTTGATCTCGTCTTTTTTATCGATATACGTCTGCATGGTCGGGATAAGTTCCTTCCATGCCCTCCCGTAGATATCCATTGCAATACTGTTACGATCCGTCTCGCTCTTCATCCCGGTAAGTGCCGCGGCTGTATCTTCAAAGACCTGATCGACAGTTTTACCTGTAGGATCAACACCCAACCGTGCGAATGCCTCTCCAGCCGCTGATGATGCGTCCGCGGCTTCATTCATACTCAAAGAGAGTTTCTGCAGGGAGGTATCAACGGTATAAACCGATGTGCCGGAGAGCATGGCCGCGTAATGTAACCGTTGCAACTGGTCTGTGGTGACGCCGGTTGTATAGGATAGATCCCGGAGTGAGTTTGCCATCTGCCCGAACTTATCAACTGAAGATATGACCCGATCGAAGATCATCATGGTCATGTTCATGGTAACGGTAACATCCCGGGCAAACGCAAGAAGTCCTTGATTGGCTTTACTTAACCCGCCTACAAACTCGCTGCTATCTACCCCTATTTTGGCAAAATAACTCATTACACCGTCGTTACCCATTGTTCCCTCCCGCTGCCGCCCATTGGTTCATAATTTTAACCAGTTGATCTGGTGATTTTCTTTCAGTTTCTTTGAAGATCATAAACTGATCCAGGGTTGCTTTCTTATTTCCTGCAAGTTTGGCGGCAATGAAACACTGCATGGCGTTAAGAGCATCCATATCGTTCCTGATCCTTTTTGCCTCGGTGATCCTTCCTTTCGTGATGGCAAAGAACTCTGCAGGCGTCAATCTCCTGAACTCAAATGGAGTCAGCCCGCATAGTCCATACGCTATCTCTTCGTTCGCTTTTTCGTAGGCGGTACTAAGTTTTTTGGATGTTCGGGTTCCCCGGCCTTAACCGGCACGTCTTTCTTTTCCTCTCCGAACCACCCGGATGATACCAACGCTCTCTCAAAGTACCCATACAGGAGTGCCATGCCGATCGTCCCGGAGAACTGGCGGGTAAACTCTTTGACTTTCTCCAGTGCCAGCTCTTTTCCTTGCGGTCCTTGCTGTATGGCATACGTTAGAGTGCCGGTATCGTCTTTCACCCGTAAACCCCGCCACAATAAGACGGAAGCGTTCTCATACGTTCGGTTCGCCGGGTGGAATGCAACGAATAGACTGAACATACGTTCAATCTCCTGAACGTCCCGGTCTTCAAAACGGAGATAGTAGGTATTATCCCCTATCCCCATCGGATATGACTCGTCAGGCATCGGCCCTCAGATTATACATATCCGTGTGTGACTTCAACCCAGTAGATCTTCGGGACTTTCGCCGAGGTATCAAAGACCACGACCGGGATGGCGATAACATCACCCGCAGACGTGCCGAGCGTGATCGCCGCGGATGCAACTCCTGTTGCCGTCAGCGTGTTGTCGATATAGATCGTTCCGACTGCTGCGGTTGCCGTTAGTTTGACACCGGTATCAGCGAGATCCGCCGTGCTGGTGTATCCATACGTTGCGGTTGCTGCTGCTGGTGAAAGGGTAAGACCGGTGCTGCCTTGGTCGGTGATGGATAAGAACGGCGTGGTTAATCCGGCTGCTGAAGTGGTCAGTTGTGTGATAACGCCGGTTGCCTGCACCTTGAACGACATGGTGGCATTACCTTCCTTGTCGAATTTCGGAACAGGAACGCCTGCAAGGTATCCGCTGAATGACCAAGCACGCCCGATCGACATCGGTGCAACTACATACCAGGTGCTTACGGTCTTGGCGTAATACATCGCCAGTAATGCGTCCTGTGCGGTGCTGCCGATGTAGTTCATTTCAACCGACATCTCACCGTTCTCAATCCATGCCGGCCGGGATGTCTTTACACTACTCACGTTGTTATGCGTGGTAGTATCGGTTTTGCCCATCGTTGAAGTCGGTGAATCTGCGTTTGTAACCTCACCATAAATGGTAGTGCCACAGATTACAGATAATCCGAGTCCGCTTTTTGCCTGATTTGTCATTTGTCCTCCTTACTGTCAATAATCATATTTTACCATGAAATCACGGTGATACATATACACCGGGATATCCATGTTGTTGTCCGGTACTGTTCCTGCGTCAAAGATACTCACAATCCAGACGCCGGGCGATAGGTTGGTGCTCGTTACCCGGTTCAGACTGTCCGCTACGAGTTCCGAGAGGTTGTCCGCTACGCCGTCGGTTGACGCCCATGTAGTTACCTGGATGCGACTGACGGCATTGTGCCCTCCTGCATGACATTCGTTGGTCCGTTTGTTATCGACGCGGGATACGGTGATTGCCGGGAATGTTGGGGATGTTGGAAGTGTCGCACGATAGACGCGGGTACTGACAACCCCTGCAACGGCTGCATCAGCTTTAAGACGGGTAATAATCGCCAGAACGGGATCTTTCATTACAGCCCCCCGGTAAGGTCAGGACGTAACCCGCTTGCTATACTTTCCGAAGCGGAATAATCCGATCCCCGTTTATCAACCCATTTTTCCCCGCCGAGTATCCCGATCATAATAGCGCCATACGTCTCTTTGTTCTGGTCGAATGGTGGACGCCAGTGTGGGTGTGGGAACTGATGATATAATCGTCCGAGTCGGTCGGTCTTGCCATAGAACCCATACTCAAGACGGCATGCCTGCGGCATTGGTGTGCCTATCAGGGAAACCGGACGACCCATATCTTCACCCGGATCGGTGCGAATAGACGCCCGATACTGGCCGGTATCAACCGGTGCCAATACCTGAACGTCGTGCTGGTATGCTTGTCCTGCTGCCCGGACGGCCGCCCGTTCGTTCTTCTGGATACCCTGGGCGATCTTCTCGAGGTCTTTGCTGAACTGGCTGAACGCCGAGACATCGAACGTAAACGCGGTCATCGGAACACATCCATTATGAATGCTGCAATCCCGAACCCAATCCCGGCGATAACGCCCACCTTTGCATAGATGGAGTTCCACCAACTTGTATGAGCTAAATCAACGGCAATGTCGGTGCTGCATACCTTCTCAATTGTTGTCACTCGTTCATCGAGTTTCTTGACCTCTCGGATAGCATCTTCCGCTTTACTGGATCCCTCAATCTCAATTGTCCTGATCCGATGATCGTGATCTTCAAGACACCGGGTAACTTTACCCATTGTTTCAAGGATATGCTTGACATCTGATCGGGTTTCAATAACGATATCCCTGAGTTCCTGGTGCCCGTCACATACGGCTTCCTGTCGTTCTGGTGGAATTTAGACCACCGCCGCAATGTCGCAGGAGATATGAGAAACGGTCTTAACGGCTGCCTCGTAAGAGATGTTCACGCTGTTAATACGGAACGTCTCGGCATACCCCGTCTCCGTGCTGGTCAGAGTATCCCCTTCCGATACGGCTGTACCGGCGGGTAACAGAACGCGAGGCGTGCTGGCAATAACAAGACCTTTACTGAATGTTTCCCTGGGCGATATGAACCGGCACGCTACCGTTGTGCTGGTTGTGGTAGTAGCTCCGGGCTGACCGTATGCGTCCACTCCCATAACGGTTGTATGCGTCAGGGTTGCCGAATGGATCAGAAACACTGTGGGAAGGACCATTAGTGGCACCCAGACCGGACCCGGGACACCCGGATACCGCCGTTCACTGACAGAACGTACTGGTCGATTGCGGTCTTCGCCTTGGCCTCATACGCGGCTGCCTCTGATTCCGGAGAGACTGAATATGAGATGTCCCCCCCAACTGAGGCAGAGTTCGTCCGGCTGAGTTCCTGCGATTGTCTCCGCTTGATCTTGGCAATGGTCAGGGCGATAGATGCGGTTTTGAGAAGTGATGAAGACGATGGTGCGGATACTCCTTTAATTGCGAGGATATCGGCAATCTCTGCATCACTGCGGGTGATCATGCTGGTGATGTCGTTAATCTGGATTGTTCCGAGACTGGTTCCCGCTTCCAGATAGACGTCAGTCGTCGTGCAGTATGCCATCGGTCTTCTCCCTCAACTGTTCAAGGTCGTATTTCATCTGGCCTTCTCCATCCTGGATTTCCAAAAAGGAGAGTTCGGCTGCGGTTAAGCCGGACTTATCCCGCTCGCCCGCTTCTTTATCCCGCCAATATGTCCGGGTAAAGTATTTGCCGCTGTTCTGTGACGATAACATGAGGGATGGCCTCCCTCAGGCTTACGCTCCACCAGTCTCAATGCGGCATATTGCATTTGCAACACCATACTGGCAGGCTGCCCGCATGGTTGTGCTCATGCCGATAAGGTCCCTTACCGGGTCTGCATACCGTTCGACACGAATGTCCTGTCTCATGCCGATACCGCCACAGCTCTTGCTGTCGAATACCAGCCCGCCGATCTTGGCGTCTGCTGGCGGTGACCAGTCGTATCCGGCTGCTGAGGTTTTGGTTGGTGCTGATGTGCTGGTGAGTTCAACCCCGCATTCAAACACGCGGCATCCCATGACGTTCGGGAGTTGCCCGGTGTTGGTGTATTGCTGTGCAAGCACGTTATATCCCGGTACGAAATCCTTATACAGGTAGTTCGTCATTGCGGGATGCAGAACAATGGTGTCTGAGATGAACCCGTCGGCACTGTTGGCTTGGCGTGCGGCGATGACTGCGGTTACCCCGGCAATCACACCGGCTGCGGCTGCAATATCGTGCTCGTTACCGGCACCTTCAATGAGGACCTGAAGCATCCACTGGTTAAGGGTGTTCTCAATCCTGAACCCGGTCTTGCGGACTTCAAGTTCAACCACGCTGAACAGGGAGTCGTCAACCATTTCACGGGTGATCATTGGCCGTTCGCCGAACTTCTTGCTCGTCCAGGTGCGGGCGGTGTATGCCTGCGTATTGATCGGAATCTCCGACCCTTCTGCAATGAACGGGGCGTATGTGCCGGTCTCACCAATATTGATCTGCATGGTGTTGGCGTTCATATTGAACACCGGCACGCAATCCCTGAAACACCGGGCGGGTTCGCTGCCTTCCATAACCGTGCGGTTGATCTCCGTCTGGATCAGCGTGGTGCTTTCAATAGATTCGGAAAGCAGAAGTTCACGGGCTGGTTTCAGTTTGCCATCTTCGCTTTCAACCATATACCTGGTTCCGGTTGCCTTCTCGAACGCTGCAAGGTCACGGTTGATGATCTTCTCGGAAAGTGCTTTCTTCTCAGCAGGTCCGGCTACAGCCGCTTCAAGGGCTTTTATGAAAAGTTGTGTCATGTTTTTTTCACTCCTTAGCTGGCTGCGCAGACCGGGTGCGATGTTTTAACAAGGATATACCCCTTACCGCCAACAGTAGCTGCACCAGCGGCGATGTCTTCAAGAGCGAGACCAACCGCGTTCTGCAGGCCAACAATGGTGTCGTGTGCCTGGATTGCGGGATCACGAACGAGACCTGTGCCTGCAACAGTAGATACGCCGATCCAGTCACCAGCATCTGCGGTGCCGTCGTCTGCCGAAAGCATCACAAGACACTCGCAACCCTCACCAAGAACCATCAGCATACCGCCGGTGGTTGCCTGTGAGTGGGCTGCAATGCCAATGGGTGCGCCGGTTGCGCTGGTTGCAGGGACTACGGACCTGCTCACGCCCGTTGCTGCGTATGATACGATCTGTCCTGCAAGGACGGCACTTTCTACAACAACGGTGTAGGTTTTACCGAGTGCTCTGGGTTTGGGGTCGAATGCGACCGGAGTTGTTGCTGTCATGTGATTACGCTCCTACAATGCCGTTCTTCCGGTCAACGTGAACGGAAAACTCTGGCATTGATTCAAGTTCTTTTGTCTGTCCGGCCCCGGTCTTGGGGGTGCCTTCGGTCTCGAGCGCCTTAATACGGGCCTCAAACTTATCCGAAAGTTCTTTTATTGCGCCGGGTAAGGCTGCGAGTTCCTTGGGGATCTCGACTTTAACCTCAGCGGGTTTCTGTGCCTTGACCGCTTCCAGCTCTTTAGTAAGCCCGGCGATCTGTGCTTCAAGTTCTTTGGTGTCTGTCATGGGTTCCTCAACCGGTGCAATGACCGGCGTTTCTTTCGGTGCCTCGTTAATCCGACATTTCGTACAAGCGCCTTTATTCACCCAAGCATATCCTGTAAAGGTGAGAGTGGCCGCTTCCATCTGTCGTGTTTCCTGATTGAATCGTTCAGATCCGCCATGCTCGACGCTAACTGCTTTAATCAGTTTACATCGGATCATTTCCATCAGGTCACGGGATTTTTGGTTTTTCCCGTGAACGAATAGATCGCCGACAACCGCGTCGTCATTAAACTGGAGATTACGAACGTCGGAAACGAGATCATCGATACCACGCGGGACGTTTCCACTGTGGCGTGCCCACCCACTCTGGTCCGTCCAGTTTCCCGCACATTCGCGAAGTGTGTTGGGGGGATAGAAAAGAGGGGTGCCTACCGCCGAATCTGTCCAGGTCCCTGATGCAAGAAGTTTCACTCCTTTTATCAAGAGACCTCCGTCCTGCGGTATCATTTCATTGTGTTTGAAGGGCTGTGCAAGTTCTCTGAAATGTTGTATAGAATCGGAGTGCACTTGCGGGGCGCCTCCGGTGTTGTTCAATGTTTCAGAGGTAGAATCGGCTGCCAATTCTGGCATAATAGTATAGGGCAGAGAAAAGTATAAGTGTATCACGCGGTAACTACAGGTAAATGATACGCAAATGCGTACTATTTCCATAAACCGCAGGAAGGTTTATATAAAATATATTACTATTATTATTTACTTTAAGTTAGTGTCAAAAATGTATCTCTTAAAATGCGGGAGGATTACCCGTAAACGGTTTGTTATGACCGAAGAGACGCTCGTATCTGTTTTAAAAGACCGATTAAAAGGCGAACCGGATAAAAGTACCCGATCAGTTATCCGGCAGATGATAAAACGGGTTGCCGTTTAAGGTTCTGGATCACTCTTTTTATACCTTCTTTTGTGCAGGGATACCCAAAGAGCACACCAACTTTATACGCCAGCACGGACGGCCATTCGTCCATGTTCATGCGGATATATTCCCGGGCGGCTGGTGGAAATGGGGGTTTGAAGGTCACCCAGTCACGCCTCCGAAATGATACCTGTTGTGCTGACTGATGACCTTCTCCATTGCTGCCATTCTCAATTCAAGTGCTGCCAGCCGTTCCAGCGGGTCGGGTTCCTGGACGGCCATCGGTTTATACACGATCTCCTCTTGCGGTTCTTCTGGTTTCGGGTCTTCTTTCTTTTTCG